GATATCGCTACATCTGCATCCGAACTCCTTGAGAATGCAGCATCGTCTGGTAAAATTTTAAAGATTAATTCTTTGATTATTGCAAATATTGACGGAACAAACTCTGCAGATATTACTGTAACAATCAGAAATGCTGCTGGAGGTACAACATATTCTACCTTAGCAAATACAATAGCAGTCCCTGCTGATGCAACTCTTGTAGTAATTTCAAAAGATACTTCAATTTATTTGTTAGAAGATCATTCAATTTATCTTGCAGCAAGTTCTGCAGGAGATTTAAGTGCTACTTGCTCTTATGAAGAAATTAGTTAATCATGGGGTACTATACCGAAAATAGTGGACTTATAGGTTCGGGAACAGTTAACCCAACTGGCGTTCATAGTATCATTTCCTCTCATTTAAGTGCTGGGGCTCTACCTGATTTGAGAACTATTATGAGTGATATTGGTACAGCAATTCAAAACGGTAGAACTGGATATATACTGACTACAAACAATTATAGTTACAGATTTGATGGTGGTGACGCCAGAAAGATTAATGATGGTACTGGTGATATATTTGATAATGGAAACTGGACAACACCAATATCATCTAGCACTAGAAGTAATAGTTCACCATCAAATGGTAGTACTGCCACAAGTCATCCCGATTCCATATATTATAGTCAAACTACTCCATTAGTTCACCCCACCTTTTCAAATTATACTTATGTTGCTGGTGGATGGACTAACAACAATTATTCGGTAAATGATGGACCATTAATTGTTGCAACAACAACAGGAAATAGTGGATATCAGTGGTGTGGATGGATGGTTGGAGGAGACTCTGGTGCTGATGGCAGTGGTACAAGAACAACAGTAGATTTGTATAATGGAGTTGATGTAAATGGATTTACAGTATACTCTTCTTATATGAGTACCTATAATGGGGGTGATCCTAGTAGTAATGATTTGTATATCCTTTTAGGACATCCTAATTGGGGATCAGTATTTGGTGCTATCAATAAATACAATAACACTAGTTCTCAATCTACTAATAGTGCTATGTGGAGTGAAAGTACTAGTCAGAACAATATATTGGCAATTAAACTTTTTCTTTCTAGACAGAGTGCTACCTTGCCGGTTCAAGGTGAAATGCAAGGTATTGTTAATGATATTATTAGTGATATAAAAACACAGTTGGGATATTAAAAATGAGAAGAAATAATGGAATTATAGGTGTTAAACAATCAACTAATCTGTATGTTGCTACAGGAACTTTTGATTTATTTGATTGTTACAATGCTCGCATTAACAATAAATGGCCGAAAACAAAATATCTTAACAGTATTTCTCCCAATAGTGGAAATCATTTGGAAGGGCAACCTATAACATTTACGATTAACACGGATGGTTATGAAAATCAAGATGCTTTATATTATTCAATCGTATCTCAATCATCAGGTGGTCTTCCCACCAGTAGCTTTTTTACTGATAGCACATTGACTGGTCAATTTTACTTAAATTCTTCTGGTGTGGGTTCATTTACCAAAACCTTAGTGAGAAATAATACCAACGATACTGCGTCTTATAAACTTCAAATACGAGAACAATCAGTTTCTGGACCTATACTTGGGGAAAGTGGAACTTTTTCAATGCCACAACCTTCATATACACTCACACCAAGCACTTCAACGCCAAACGAAGGTACAACAGTTACCATGACTCTGGCAGGAACTGATACTTATACTGGAACTCACTATTATACATTAACAGGAACAGCAGCAAATGCAACTGATATTTTTAGCAATTTAACAGGTAGTTTTTCTTTTAATGGATCATCAGGAACTTTCTTTCTTTCTATAAGAGATGATCTTACTACAGAGGGTAATGAGACTTTCAATATATATGCACGAGCTAACAGCACTAGCGGACCTATTGTTGCCAGTAGTAGTGTAACAATACAAGATACTTCACTAACACCAGTTGCAACAATCACTCCAAGTACAACTAGTGTAAATGAAGGACAAACTGTTACGTTCTCTATATCTATGACCAATTTTACTAGTGGAACACTGGATTGGATCACAACCAGAAGTAGTGACATGGAATCGACAGATATTTCACCCAGTTCTGGAACAGTTTCTATAAGTGGTTCTACAGGATCAATTGTAATAACAGCAGACGCTGATGGGTATACTGAGTCTGGACAGACAGAATCATTTACAATTTCACTAAAATCTCCTGAAGATGATTCTGTAATTGGAACAAGTGCTACTGTTACGATTAATGATACATCAACAGGAAGTACTGAACCTACCACTATTGCGGATTTAAGAGACTCTGTGGAAATGGCCAAAATCTCACAAGCAATTGTTGGTGGCAGAACTAATTATAAACTTACAACTAGCCCTCATAATATAACGTATGGAAGTAATGCAACATACATACCTGATGGTGGTGGGGATATGTATGACAGTGGAAACTATACCATTTGTGTTACCAGTAATGTTAGTGGTGATTTTGGTTCCAGTGGAACTGGTGGTAGTCAACCCGTAAGTTATGCTAATACAACTTCTACTACACCTAGTGGAAGTGCTGCTGCTGTTAGTGATTACAAATATGTTGCAGGAGGATGGACTACTAATACAAACTTAAATAGTCATGGTGCATTAATCGTTGCTGCTACTACAGGTAATTCTGGATCTCAATACTGTGGATTTGCTAAAGGTGGAAACTCCGGTGCTGATGGTCAAGGTACAAAGAGTCAAGTAGATTTATACAATAACGCCACTGTTAATGGATTTCAAGTTTATGCATCTTATATGATGATTACTGGTGCTGGTGATCCTAGTACATGTGACCTTTACATATTGTTAGGACATAGCGAATGGGGAACAACATTTGGTTCGATAACGAAGTATAATAATACCTCGACTGGTGTCCAGAATGATGGTATGTGGAGTGATGGTACTGGTCAAAATAATGTCTTAGCTATAGCAACTTTAGCTGCTAGAACATCTGGTAATGCTCCTGTACAGAGTGAAATGCAAGGTATTGTTGATGATATTATTGCTGATATAAAAGCCGAATTCGGATACTAACATAAATATCGCAGAGGTATAAAATTATGTACTCATATAAAACACAATATCCTACTTCCAATTTACCAGAGAGAATTAGGCTTTCTGATGGAACAACTAGAACAGATTCTTCTACATTTACTAGTGATGAATTAGTAGATGCTGGATATGTTCAAGTTTCAAATCCTCCAGATTTTAATCAAGAAACTCATAAACTTACTTGGAGTGGTACTGAGTGGCAAACTACATCCTTGACAGAATCTGAAATTTCTGCTAGAAATATTAAAAGATGGGATCAGGTTAGAGAAACTAGAGATGAAAAAATTAAAGAAGTTGAGTGGAGAGTTATGAGAAACTTAAGTGAAACCAGACAAGGATTAGATACAACGGATAATATGTCTGACCTTGATGACTATATTCAGAAACTTAGAGATATTACATCTACAACAACAAATCCATTAGAAGTTTCTTGGCCTAACTTAGCATAATCAGATTGAATTATTAAATTGAAATTATGAATTTTATTGTATATACAAAAGACGATTGTCCCTATTGTAAAAAACTAAAACTTGTCCTAGAATTGACAGGTAAGGACTTTGTGTCTTATAATTTGGGAAGCGACTTTACTAAAACTGAATTCTATCAAAAATTTGGTAGAGGATCTACTTTTCCTCAAGTAATCTGTGATGATAAAAAAATAGGAGGATGTAGTGACACAATCGAATTTCTCAGAGAACAACAAGTCATTAAATCTTAACATAAATAAAAATAATCACGCTAATCGTGGTGTTGATTTTTTACTTAATGGAGGTAAAAGAAAGCAGACACAACCATTTCACATTATTTTTGAAAAGATGGTTTGCTTTCTAAACCGGGAAGTAAACGTCTATTTTGAGTTTTCCTTTAATATAAGGAAGAAAAAAAGAATTAAACCCCGGAGAAAGAACAATGTTAGCAGTTAGTTTAGTTTTTGGTTCATTCATGACCATCCTATTTCTTATCGTGGGACTAATTGGAGGTTGGACTGCTAGAGAATATATGATGAACTATCGGGAAGTACCAAGACCTCACCCCGAAATGTTTGATAATCAGGGCAACCTGATTCCAGATGAGGTTATTGCATTTAATTTTGAAAACTATCATGACTACGAAGACAACGGCGAAGAAGACGACAACTAAGAAGGCACCGGTACCAATTCCAGATTTACCGGCAAATCCTTTTATTTTTGAAGTGCTTCAAGTAATTTGTAAGCAAAGGTCAAAAGCAAAGAAGATTGAAGCACTTCGTAAATTTGACCATCCTGCCCTTAGAGCTGTTTTAATTTGGAATTTTGATACTTCAATTGTATCCATGCTTCCTGAGGGAGATGTTCCTTATGCATCTGCAGGTGAACAAACGGCATACAGCGGACAACTCTCCGATAAGATTGGAGATGCTGTAAATAAAATGAACGAGATTGGATCTCAATCTTTGGGATCTCAAGATCAAGGAAGAACATCTATTCGTAAAGAATTTAAAATCTTTTACAATTTTTTGAAAGGTGGTAATGATGGTTTGAGCAAGTTGCGTAGAGAATCTATGTTTATCAACTTGTTAGAAGGTCTTCATCCACTAGAAGCAGAGATCCTCTGTCTGTGCAAAGACAAAAAACTTGCTACTAAATATAAACTTACACAACCAGTTGTTGCTGAGGCATATCCAAATATTGTCTGGGGCAATCGCGGTTAATATTTAATCATTTTTTTTTTATCATGACAGAAAAAGTTCTTGAAAAAGAAGTAGTTACAAAGGAAGAATCTATGGATTCGTGGACGGCATCAGAAAGAGAAAATTCCAAGAAGAGATATGGTGTAGAAATCATGATCGAGAATGGAACTTGGGAACAAGTTAATACTAAAGAGTGTCCTAATGATGCCCGTATTGTAAAGTATGAAGTTGATGGACAACTTCGTTATGATTTAACTCGTAGTCAAAAAGCAGTTAGTATCTTCAACATGTATTGGGATAAGTTTCGTGATGGATTAAAGGCTATCGACTATGGTCAAGGTAGTTACAACCCCAAACTCTGGGGTGCTAAAGCACCTGAAACCAAAAAGAGGAAGTGATTCCAAAAATACCGGAAAAAAATTTCCAGAAAATTTTCAGTCTGTAGGATTTTTCAAAAATGAGTAAAGGATTTGATGTAGAATCAGTTGAGTTTGAACTTCCTAAGGAAGATATGAAAAAACTGATGAAAAAATATAAGCAATTAAAAAAATATCAAAAGTCTAATTTGCATACTCTACAAAAACTTGATGGTAAAAAAACTGTTATTGATGAGTTGATTGAAGAGTCAGAAGATTATGAAATGTAATTTTTGTATCACAAATTACAAAAATACTTGACTATATAGAATATAGGGTCTATAATAGACCTACGTTCATCCATATGTTAGCACTCCTGCTGGCATTCACCCTTGCCCATCATAATGACGGCAACCCTTATGGGTGGCACATGTCTTGTGAAAGGTGGTTACAACGATCTACGGAAATCAGATTAGATCCAAACCTTGACCTTCGGTCAAAGTTGAATCTAATCGCTTACCTTAAATCAAAAGTAGAAGGAGAATGTAACGGAGTGTATACATAGGACGCAAGTAAGTCGCGGAACGGAGCGTTCATCCCATGTTTGAGTTATTACTCTATGCCAATATGACATGTCAGGATGCTGAATCTCTCATATTGAGAATTAGTGAGAATAAATCAGAACTATCTTCAAAAGTGGTGATAGAACTGGTAGAGACCGTAAAGGAATCTGTACCCGAATGTTACTGGTATTGGGACGCAAACGACTAAAGGAACGGGCCTAAAAATCCAACTACTTTAGGAGTAAGACAAATGAACACCTTACAACTCATCAAGAAGCAGATCA